TAAATGGGATTCGGATATTTATTATTAGCAGTTAAAAGTGAACAAGATAACTATTTAATTGGTAATCCACAATTCACCTTTTTCAAGGCTGTTTATAGAAAACATACTAATTTTTCAATAGATTATCAATTTAATAATTTCATAGGTGATACTTCTAATGCATTTGGTAGAAAATTATATATAGATATTCCTAAGAATGGTGATTTATTACACAGAATGTATCTAACCATAGATATAAGCAATGATACAACTGATGTCGAAAAGTTAGCACCCCTTGCCTATAATTTTATAGAATATATAGATATTTATATTGGTGGTCAGCGAATTGATCGTCATTATGGTGAATGGTTAGCTATTTGGCACGAGTTATTCGAAGATAGCAATAAATCAATTGCCCTTGCAAATATGGTTGGAGTTCATAATAATAATAGTATAGGAAAAACATTAACTATTCCATTAAGATTTTGGTTTAATAATGATATAGGTCTTGCTCTACCACTTATTGCATTACAATATAATGATATAAAATTAGAAATAAAGTTTAATCAAAAATCAGAGGTAGATAAATTTAATAGTACTAGCGGCGATGCAAGTAGTAATTTTAAAATAAATAAAATACAGTTAATATCAGAATATATACATTTAGATAAAGAGGAGAGAAGAGTTTTTTCATCTAAAAATCACGAATATTTGATAACTCAGGTACAAGATAGTTTAAATAATGTAATAAATAATTTTTCGGCAAAATATAAAGAGTCTAAAAAAAACTTTGAAAGACAACGGCATAAAATTGATCTTAGATTTACCTATCCTGTTAAGGAAATATTTTGGACTATTCAAGATTTAGAAGCTAATTATAATACTTTGGTTACTTATAATAATACAGGTGCTTTTAAATATAATTATTGGAATAATTTTGAATCAGGAAATGACCAGATGTCATTTTGCAATATTATAATAAATGGAAAAGATTTAACAGATGAACTGCCTGCTAATTTTTATAGAGATATACAACAATATCAGTATCATAGTGGATATGGAATAAATTTTATAAATATTAACGCCGGTTCTTTACCAACTGTAGATTTCAGTAAAGGAACTGGTGTATATTCATATTCGTTTGCGTTGCACCCCGAAGATTTTCAACCCAGTGGATCTCTTAATTTTTCTAAAATTGAAAGTTGTCAACTTAAATTCGGATTAATTAAAGATACAACTATTGTTAATCCCCCAGCTAATCCCAATAAAAAAATAAATATTTTTGCACTAAATTACAATGTATTAAGAATAATGGGCGGAATGGCTGGGCTTGCTTTTATTAATTAAGATTTTAATATAAATTTAAAATGTGTATTTATATTAAAATGTCTAATGCAAGAATATTATTAGGGGCTAAAGGAGAAGAAGACGGGTATTTAACTAAAGATGCAAAAAATACTTTTTTCAAAAAAGCCTATCGTACTCATAGTCAATTTGGACAAAATTGGAATGTTATAACTAATAATGATAAGAATACTGAAAATAATTATAGTCCAGGTAAAAAAGTATATTTTAGACTACCTCTTGAAGGAGATATTTTAAAAGACACAATGTTACGATTTAAATTAGATTTAACCGAATATTATCCGCTTAATTTAGTAAATAATCCCGATACTATAAATAATACTAATATAGGATTATTAACAGCAGCATCTTTGATTAAGAAAATTTCACTTAAAAATAATGATAAAATAATTTGCTCTATGGATAGTAACTATATAGTAAATAATGAAAAATTAAGATCTTCTAGCGAAAAATTAGCAAGATTTGTTAAAATGTCAAGTTATATACATAATAAAGATAATAGGGTAATAGATAAATATCTTAATAAAAGTATCGTATATATAGCTTTGCCATTACCTTTTTGGTTTAGTAAATCACCTGGATCCGCACTTCCTATGTGGGCCTTAACCGATCATAATATAGGTATAGAGGTAGAATTATCAAATTATAGAAGTGGTAATAATGGATTACCTAATACTTTAACAAAATTTATTCACGATGTTGAATTATTAACTAATTATGGATATTTATCACAAGATGAAAAAATTAAATTTAAGAATTTACCTTTAGAGTATGTTATAGAACAAGTTGATATTATTGATAGAATAACAATACAAAATCTTACTGATATTAAAACTAAAACAATTTTACCCGCAACTCATTTTGTTAAACATTTAATGTGGAATTTAATAAAGAAAAATCAAATAGGAAATGATCAATTTATGTCTCAACCGGGTATAAATAATACTAGTCTTAGTATTAATGGTAATACTATATTATCAAATGCTAATAGTAATTTTACATCATTGATTAATCGTTATAATTATTTCAACTTTCCAGATTTAGATTTAAACAATTTAAGTTTAAATAATAGTATTTCAAATTTTTATGACCAAAATATACACGTTTACTCATTTTGTCTAAATCCAGATGATTATAAATTATCGGGGTTTGTATCTACTAATAAGTTTAATAATACAGTACTTGAAATAGATATAGACAATTTAAGCGGTCAAGAATTAGAATTGTGTATTTATCAGGTGAAACATAACATAATTAGAATTGAAAATGGAATAATAAATATCTTATTTAATTAGTTTAAATTATCATTTATTAAGAAATTTTTTTTTCTCATGTACTTAGTCTTAAATAATTTTCAATGTTTTTTTTGTCGGAAATTTAAAAAAAAAATATTGCCATATATTATAAACTAATATGGGTGGTGGATTAATGCAATTAGTCGCTTACGGCGCACAAGACATTTACCTTACAGGTAATCCTCAAATTACCTTCTTTAAGGTAGTTTACAGAAGACATACTAACTTCGCAGTTGAATCAATTGAACAAACTTTTAACGGAGCTGCTAACTTTGGAAAAAAATTTTCTTGCACTATCTCGAGAAATGGAGATCTTTTAAGCAGAGTTTACCTTGAAATGAATATTTCAGATACTAGTAATAATAGTGGTGCTAATGCCAGGGCTAAAGTATCTAACTATGGATTTGGAATAATAGACCTAGTTGAGGTAGAAATTGGAGGCCAATGTATAGATAGACATTATGGTGACTGGATGACTATCTGGACTGATTTAACACACGACAGTGATAAAAAAACTATGTTAGGTAAATTAGTAGATTTACCAGCAGACGATTCAGCTGCTGTTACAGACCATACTCTTTATGTACCACTTCAATTCTGGTTTTGCAGAAACCCAGGTCTTGCTCTTCCATTAATTGCACTTCAATATCACGAAGTTAAACTTAATGTTTTATTTGGAGATAACTTATCAACAGATGTTGAACTTGATAATTGCTGTGTATTCTGTGACTATATCTTCCTTGATACTGATGAAAGAAGAAGATTTGCTCAAGTTAGCCACGAATATCTTATTGAACAAGTTCAATTTTCCAATTCACTTAAAATTGACCAATCAGGAGGCCAAGTTGAATTAAGATTCAACCATCCTGTCAAAGAACTTATGTGGCACACAAATACTACTGCTGCCGCAGGTGATCGTGATAATGTTGCAAGTTGCTTATTACAACTTAATGGTCACGATCGTTTCAGAAAACGTTCAGGATCTTATTTCAGAACAGTTCAAAGATATGAACATCACAAAGGAGCAGCAGCTACAAGTAATGTAGGTGCAAGAGGTTTACATATGTATTCATTTGCACTTAAACCGGAAGAACATCAACCATCAGGAACCTGCAATTTCTCAAGAATTGATAATGCGGTACTTAGTGTTGATGCTGAAACAGGAACAACTTTAAATACAACTCTTAAAGTTTACGCTGTTAACTATAATGTACTTAGAATTATGAGTGGTATGGGAGGCCTCGCATACTCTAACTAAATTATTATTTTTTTATTAAAAATTTTTAAAAACTTATTCTTAAGAATTTTTTTACATTAATTTGTCGGAAATTTAAAAAAAAAATGTTGCCATATATTATAAACTAATATGGGTGGTGGATTAATGCAATTAGTCGCTTACGGCGCACAAGACATATACCTTACAGGTAATCCTCAAATTACCTTCTTCAAGGTAGTTTACAGAAGACATACTAACTTCGCAGTCGAATCAATTGAACAAACCTTCAATGGTTCTGCCTCAGCAGGAAACAAATTCTCTTGCACAATATCAAGAAATGGAGATCTTTTACACAGAGTTTACTTAGAAGTTGATCACGATGATACTTCCAGTGGTTTTGGAATGATTGATCACGTTGAAGTCGAAATAGGCGGACAATGCATCGATAAACATTACGGTGAATGGATGGGAATATGGACTGATTTAACCCACGATAGTGATAAAGTAACTATGCTTAATGCAATGTTACCAGGAGGAACTGGTGCTGCCAATACAAAATCTTATTTACCACTTCAATTCTGGTTCTGCAGAAATCCCGGTCTTGCTCTTCCTCTTATTGCACTTCAATACCACGAAGTTAAACTTAACGTTCAATTCAGTGCAGGTGCAGGAGATATTGATAGATGCTGCATTTTCTGTGACTATATCTTCCTTGATACTGATGAAAGAAGAAGATTTGCTCAAGTAAGTCATGAATATCTTATTGAACAAGTACAATTCTCCAATGCACTTACTGGACCTACGGTTGATGTTCCAGCAAATTCTGCTGCAGGAAGTCAATCCGCAACTGGACAATCAGAACTCAGATTTAACCATCCTGTAAAAGAACTTGTATGGGTTATGGATGAAAAAGTTGGAGCAGCTACCGCAGCTGGTAGACAATTAGACGATTGCTTATTACAACTTAATGGACACGACCGTTTCAGAAAAAGAGCAGGAAGTTATTTCACTGATGTCCAAAGATACGAACATCATACTGGTGATAAAACAACTCAAGTTACAAATGTTACCGCTAATGTACACATGTATTCATTTGCACTTAAACCAGAAGAACATCAACCATCTGGAACCTGCAATTTCTCAAGAATTGATAACGCTGTACTTTCTTACACTGTAAGTAACAGTAATGCAATAGCTGCTGGCGGAGCTGCAACATCTAATAAAACTACTCTTAGAATGTACGCTGTTAACTATAATGTACTCAGAATTATGAGTGGAATGGGAGGCCTTGCATATTCTAATTAATTTATATAGAAAATAATAATAAAAATTTTTATTATTTTGTTCGAATTTTAAAAAAAAAATATTTATATATTGTATATAAATTATGGGAGGCGGATTAATGCAATTAGTCGC